GCAGAACTTGCCGGTGGACACGGTGCCGCACTGCGGGCACTTCCAGCCGTTTGCCGCGGGAGAGGCGGCCTGCTGCTGCGCGCCCATCTGGTAAAGATCCTGCGCGTTGAAGCCGCCGGCGTTCTGCGCCATGTTCATGCCCATGAAGCCGACAGCGGCGCCGCCATGGTTCTTTGCGGCGTCCTGCATGGCGTTCGCCTGCGCGCGGGCAAGATTCGCCGCGGCCATGCCGGGGTTCATGTACGCCTTGGCCTGCTGCATCTGCTTGATCATCTGCTCGTCTTCTTCGCTCGCCTTCACGCTGGAAACGCCGAAGGATACGATCTCGATGCCGCGCAGATCGCGCCACTTGGCGGAGAGAACGTCGTTGAGCGCCTGCGCGATCTCCATCGTGTGGCCGGGCAGGGCGCTGTAGCGGATGCCCATGTCGGAGATCTTCGCAAACGCGGGCTGAAGAGCGGTCAGAAGCTCGGCCTTGAGCTGGCTGTCAATCTTGTCGCGGGTGTAGGCCGCTTCCACATTGCCGCAGAGGTTCGTATAGAACAGCAGCGGGTTCGTGATGCGGTAGCTGTATTCGCCGAAGCAGCGGATGGCGATGTCGAGATCGATGCCGGCGGCCTCGTCCACGACGCGGACGATTTCGCCCGGGCGGAACTTGGAAAAGCTGTCGCCGGTCAGACGGTGGAGGTCGATAGCCCCGATTTCATAGCTCACATACGGCTCTTTGAGCCCGGCGAGTATCTGCTCGGCGTATGCCTTGAGGTTTTCCGCAATTTCGTACCGGGAGTCTACGAGGATAGTCGAGCATAGGCCGTATCGCTCAATGCTCAAAGTGTCCTCGACGTAGGGAACGCCGCCGTTGACCGGCGCTATCGTGAGTTGGTTTACGCCCTCGCCATAGCCCAGCGCATAGACGCGGTTTGCGATACTCGTCGCGTCCGTCGTCTTTTTGATGTTCGTCATGTTCTTAGCGTATCGGATTTCGCTCTTGAGCTCGTCGGTCGGCGCTGTGAGGGAGAGCGTCCACGGGTAGACGGTCGTATCCCACGACCAAAGGTATTCACCGTCGAAGCACTCCGGCACGGCGAAAAGCGCCGCGAGGAGCGTCGAGTTTTCCCAATTATATTCAAAATAGCGTTTGAAATCGCAAGCGCCGAGCTTCCAGTTTTGCCGGGTCTGCCGGGCGAGAATGTAATTGAGAACGTCGGCGGTCTTTACGCCGGAGCCGCCGCATTGATGATACTGAAAGAGAACGTCGGAGAGGAGCGTAGCGAGGACGTGCTCGCAGTTGTAATAGCGGGTCGCGCCGTTGCTCCGCTCCAAATCCTCCCCGATGATGCGGAAAAGGTCGATACGCTCGTCGCCGTCGAAAATCTCGACATAGTTCAGCGGCGAACAATAGGCGTTTTTCGGGTCGTCCGCCGGGAGCGTAAACGTCGCCGTCCATAGAGAGTTTGTCTCGAGGCCGTAACCGACGGCGAGGGCGTTGTCGAGATAGGCGAGCCGCTTCATATCGCGGTTGAAAATCTGCGGCTTTGCCATTATAACCACCTATCTTTCCACAAGATTTTAACGTCGGCGGTCGTGCCGCCCTCGACGATAATATCGTTCTCGCCCGGTTGGAGCTTGAAAAATGCGCTATCGTCGCTCACGCGGTCGATGATGTTCGCGCCGTTGAGCGTTACGGTCATGTGCTCCGTGTCGATAACGAGCTCGTCCCCGGCGACCATATTCACGCCCTCAATTACCATAGTGACGGAGCCGTAGGTCGAAACGCCCGTACCGCTCGCCGTCGCTACGGCCTCCGCAAGCGCGGAGAAAAAGAGCACTCGGATATAGTCGCCGACGCTCCCGGCCTCCGCCTCCGCCAGCGCGGAGGGGAGGAGGACGCGGACGAACACGCCGGACGCGGTAGCGACCGCCTCCGCCGAGCCGTCGAGGTATCGAATGATTTTCAGCGTCGCCGAGGTATCCGTCTCCGCGTTCGCCGTGGCGAGCCACTCGAACACAATAGACGTTGTTCGGTTGTACGCCGTCTTATTGTACGGAGTGCGGTTATACATTTGCTCGCCTCCTCGTTATGCCAAAGTGCAAACGATAGCTCCCGCCGATACCGTGATAGCGTCGCCGTTGAGTACGTTCTTGCTCCGGGTAAAGGAGCCGTACCAAAGCAAATTACCCGCCGTCAGCGCGTCGTAGATGCCCCAATAGGCCACCGTGCCGAGGTCTGCCGTCAGAGTGCCGAAATCGACGGCGGCGGAGTTGGATACCTGTTCTTTGCCGGAGACGAGGGACGGCGCGCCGAAATTGATAATCTTTCGGGCATAGCCGCCGCCGGATACCTCCGTACCCGTGCCGCTCGCCGTCGGGTCGGTGAGGAAAAGGGCGAGGTAGTACGTCCCGCTCCGCAAGGACGTGTTCAAGAGGGTAGATGCGTGTACGTTGGATAATGCGCTCATAGTAAAAACCTCCTAATTTTTAATTGACCTTGAGCCGTGTAATCGTCAGCGTTTGGATATTGCCGCGCGCCGTGATGTAGATTAAGCCGTCCGTCTCCTGCGTCCCGTGGACGTTGACGGCCTCCGTGTGAGGCAGAGAGACGGATTTCACGTCCTGCTGGTTGTAGAGCAAGGACTCCGCGAACGGTTTACAGAGAAAGCGCACCTCGCACGTCCCCGTAACGGCGATTTGCTCGATAGAGATACCGCCGACGACCTTTGCGGAGTACGCCTTTTCCGGCTCGTCGTCAAAGACGAGCAAGCCCTCGCCGGAGAGCCATTCCGCCACGGCGCGCGCTCGTGTCCTCACGCCCGCGTAGTGGTAGCCCTCGCCGACGAAAGCGACGGTACATACGATTTCGCGGTTTTCGTAACCGTCCTCAATGTCGTATGTGCCGCTCTTGCCGGGTATCGTGTATTGCGTTACCCGTTTCGCGGGGAGGAGCGTTCGGTCGGTGGATTTGAACACGACTCCCATATCCCCGCTATGCTTGTTGTTGAAAATAAAACCCATGCTCACGCCATAGATACCCCCTTGCTCCGCGTTTTCGATTTCTGCATATTGTAGAGCTCGCGGGCGATTTTCTTTACGTCCGCCTCCTCACGGACGGCGAGCTCCGCGATATGAAAGTGATTTACGACGTTTGTATCTCCGCCGCCGGATGCCGTCGCACCGCCGTCGCGCCCGGTCAAGTCTGCCGGGACGGATGCGGAGACGGCCTCGACGGTCGCTTTTGCAGAAAAGCCCGTCTCGATTTCTCCGATTTGGCTTGCGAGGCGGGCGTTTACCGCCGCGAGGCCGGAGTCTACCTCGTCGAGCATCTGCTCGCTCATGCCGCCGATAGCGTTTACCGCCTTTTTGCCGTCCTTGTCCACGGCTCCGGCGAGTCCCTCGACGAGCATTTCGCCCACCCATGCCATTTGTGTACTCGGGGAGTGGATGCCGAAAAAGTCCGTAATGCCGTCCCAAATGGAGGAAATCCACCCGGACACTTTATCCCAAAGCCACCCGGCGAGCGACTGGATGCCCTCCCACAAGCCCCGGACGAGGTTTGCGCCGACCTCTGCGACCTGCGACACGCCCTCGCCGAGCGCGTTCACGATGCCGGTAATAATCTGCGGCATAGCGCGGACGATTTCGGCGATAATCTGCGGGAGGTTGGTAATGAGGGCGGTCAAGAGCTTTACGCCCGTCTCGATGTTTTTCGGGATATTGTTCACGGGGGCGTTAATTACCGCCGTGATGATTTGCGGGAGCGCCTGTACTATCGTTAAAATGATTTGCGGGAGGTTGGTAATAAGCGCCGTCAAGAGTTGCACGCCCGCCTCTACGATTTCCGGCAAATGGTCGAGGAGCGTCGAGATAGTGCTCTCGATGATTTGCGGCAAAACCTCGCATATCGTCGTAATGATTTCCGGGAGGTTTTCCACAAGGGCGGTCAAAAGCTCGACTCCCGTCTCGATGATTTGAGGGATAGCGTCGAGGAGCGTCGTCACGAGGCTTTCGATAAGCTCCGGCAAAGCCTCGAGGAGCACGGGAATAGCCTCGAGAACGCCCTCCGCGAGCCCCTGTACGAGTTGGAGCGCCGCGTCGATAAGCAAGGGGATATTCTCGATAAGCGTCGAGACGATTGTCGTCACCGTCTCCACCGCCGCCGGAATGAGCGTTGGGAGCGCCGCCGCGATGCCCTGTACGAGCGTCGTTATGAACT